GTCGATTCAACAACACAAGCCATCATGCGATTCAGACAGGGCGGTCTGATCGGACACCCTGAAGATTATATCGACGAAAAGGTCGAGCAACGTAAAAGGAATTATTATTGATATGGGCATAATTACAAAAGGAATGGGCGCTATCCTGAAATCTAGATATACTGGAAAATCTTCTAAGATGGCAGAAAAGGGATATAAAGTGATAAAAGATAAGCGTTATACTCCAGAGGGTGGCATGAGAACACAAAAAAGAATGGCAGGACCTTTAGTAGGTTTTAATACTAAACCTAAAATGCCTGGAACTAAAACTGGAAAAGGACAAGGTACGTTATTCAGAGAAAAATATGGAACAATGCCAAAAGACCCTAATGTTCTTCCAGGTCAATTAAAATTTAATTTTAGAAGAAAGGGAATTACCGGCAGATATAATAGAGGATATAATAGAAAATTAAAAACTCTAACTAAAAAAGCGGAAATTAAATAATGCCAGTAAGTAAAATAAAAGGTGTTGGAAAAGCAGTTAAAGGTTTTGGTAAAGCCATGAAGTCTAAGATGAGAAAAGCTTTTGTCGATAAGCCAACTTTTCCAGGTCCAAACGTTACAAATATTTTAAACAGAGAATTAATAAAAAAAAGAAAAAGAAGAGGTCCGGGATATAGAGGACAAGATATCATTGAGGGTCCTCTTAAAATGCGTAGGGACATGAGAACAGGGGCACAAAAACCTGGCAAGAGCGCCATCGAGATAGATGCAAGAATTAGGAGAGAAGCTTTACGAGACTATTTCAAAGACGCAAAAATGCCACCAGAATATAAAAAGGTAAAATAATGCTGACAGCTATTAGACAATGGGTAATTAGAACGATGATGAAGGCCAAAGGTGAGACCGGCATTGTTAAGACACTACCTAAAAAAGATATTGTAGAATTAAACACACAGATCACAGCGCAACGTTTAATGCAGAATGGTGTTAATCCAGAATCATTAAAAAATGCTGACCAAGTTGAAAATGCTATTATGGCAATAGAAAGAAGAAACGAAACAATGAGTATAGGTGAAGCTAGAGGAAGTGGAATTAAATCTGCAGACGTATTTGATCTCAAAGGTAAAAAAATAAAAGATACTAAAAATATTATGGGTGGTGAAGAGCTACCACCAGGTGATCCTGATTTACCCCCACCAGGTAGTCGTGGTGGCCCTGATGATATCGCAGCTCCAGTGCAATCAGCAGAAGAATCAATAAAAGATATGATCGAGGCAGAAAACAAAAAAGCAATTGAACGCTTAAAACAAAAAATGAAAAAAGAACAAGCAAGGTCAAAAAGAATATCTGGAACTTTAAGAAGAGATAATCAACTTAGAGGACAAACAGAAGAAATTGGTAAACCAAAACTAGATGAAGATGAGTATGAATACTATAGAGAACTATTAGACGACGAAGAAAATATGATTGTTCAGGGTGACGAAACTCGTGAACAATTAGAAGCTATGGTTAAAGAAGCTGAAGATGAAATGGCTTACATGAAAAGATTATATGATAAAGGTGCTTTAGATCCACCAGAAGACATGGCACAAGGTGGACGTGCAGGGTTTGCTAATGGCACAAAAGCGCCAAGCATAACTCTTGGTCCTAAAGAAGAACCTATGGGACCTAGATTTGAAACGAACGACCCTGGAGAGGCAGCTAAAGAAATTATTAAAAGATTGATAAGAGTAGAGGGTGCACAAATTCCATTAACTGAAAAAGGTTTACTAAGTCTTAATATAGATAATTTAGATAAACAAAGTTTAGGTGGGATTATAGATTTATTAGGAGGTGAACTACAGTTTGGTGTTGGTAGAGACAAAGAAGGTAAAGGTGCTGGATTTACTTTTAGAAAACAATTTGCAGACGGTGGTCGTACCGGTTATTTCTTGGGTAGTGCAAATCCAAAAGGTCTTGGACTGTTAAGACAGATATTAAAATACATGAGTAAAACAGGCCAAGAGTTAGATAAATTTCAAGGTGTAGATTTCTCAGCATTAGATATGTTGAGATTTTCAAATCCAAAAAGGTTAAACAAATTATTAGAAGATGTACGGGGTAAAGTTAATGTTAAAGAAGGCATTATGGGAACTGATTCGGTTAAAGCCATGCAACAAGCAGACAGAGAAAAGAGAAAAGGTATCACTGCAGGAGTTTTAGAATTTGCTAAAGATACGAAAGCAAGGGACGATGCAATTAGAAGACGAGTAGCAGAAAAGGCTGAATACACAATAATTCCTAAAATGAAAAGAGAATTAATGGAAGGTATGGGTATGTCGGAAGAGGTAGCAGAAAAAACAGCTAGAGGTATGGCCGAAGCGGCTCAAAACATAAGACTTACTGATGAGCCACCAATAATAACAAAAGAAGGACTCTTACAATTAGAGAACGTGTTAAAAAATTTAGAAACGGGTGGCAAGAAAAAAAGAGATCTAAACGCTGATGGTGGACGTATCGGTTTCAAAGATGGTATGACCAGAAGAACTTTCTTAAAAATATTTGGTGGTCTTGTATCTTTACCCATCATAGGTAAAGTTATTGCACCTTT